TAGAAGATGGTTGGTAATTCCAACATCAGCAACAGGATCAATCGACTTCAATCAAGTTTTAGAATCTTCTCCTTCATCTTTACGTTTATCTGTAGATGGAACAAAGACTTTTGTAAAATATGAAATCAATGAAGTTTTAGAGTCGTATGTAGTTACTGTACCGGCAATGCCAAGTATGGAAGATATAAACGTTATGACTGAAGAACACACTTACACAGTAGAAGCAGGTATTTACGGACGTCCTTCTATTTATTCAGCAACGTATCCTGAATACAATCATGAAGACATTTTAGCTTTGCTAGCTACTGAAGAGTGGTCAAAACCAATTACTGAAGATAAATTAACTTAATCCAATGGCAGATATTAGAATAACACCAGGTTCAAGTATAATGGCTTTTACAAGCTCATTATCTTACAAACAAACAATTACTCAAGATCCTTCTGGCTCTGTGGTGTTATACGGTTCAGGATCAACAAACAGAACTAATATATTTGCAATAGATGGAGCGAGTGGTAGATTATTTTCAGTAACTGATGATTTTTCCAATTCACTGTTTTCAGCAAATACAATTTCCGGACTACCTGTTATCGAAGCGTTTGCTGACTCCACCGTTAAAATAGGAAAGTATGGACAAGAAGCGATTGTCGTTTCTGGATCTGGAGGTAATTTACAATTGTCAGGATCTATTGTATTACCTTCACTTGTAACAGCAGCAGATACCAATGTAGTTGTATTCAATACCACTTCAAAGAAAATATCATATAACACTGCGTTGTCTTTGCAAGGTACTCAAGGTACTACTGGTAACACAGTTCAAGGAGCCGCAGGTAACACAATTCAAGGTTCATCAGGTGCTACAGTTCAAGGAGCCGCAGGTAACACAATTCAAGGTTCATCAGGTGCTACAATTCAAGGTTCATCAGGTGCTACAATTCAAGGTTCATCAGGTGCTACAATTCAAGGTTCTGCAGGTGCTACAATTCAAGGTTCTGCAGGTGCTCAAGGTACACCAGGTACTACAATTCAAGGAGCAGCGGGTACTGCAATTCAAGGTTCACCAGGTACTGCAATTCAAGGTTCACCGGGTACTTCCGTTCAAGGTTCACCAGGTACTTCCGTTCAAGGTTCTGCAGGTGCTCAAGGTTCACCAGGTACTGCAATTCAAGGTTCACCAGGTACTTCCGTTCAAGGTTCACCAGGTACTTCCGTTCAAGGTACCATAGGTACTTCTGTTCAAGGTAGTGCAGGAGCTAATGCCGGTATAACATCTTTTACTAACGGCGTTGATAACCGTGTTCTAACAGCAGCTAGCTCAACTACAATAAATGCAGAAGCTAATTTAACTTATGATGGAACTACCTTATATAATACAATTGCTGATGGTTATGTGCAAGCTTATAAAGACGCAGATGAGTACGCTGCTTTAAGAAGTCTAGGTTTAATATACATTAATAGAGGAGGTCAGCAAATTGTTATGGACGCTCAGTTTGGTGGAGTAGGCTCAGGCCAAGCGGCTAGAATTACTTCAACTGGTAATCTAAATATATATAGTAATAATACTGCAGGTACTGGAACTATAGGTGTATATGGTACTTTAGCAACTACCGGGGCTATTACAGCAACTGGAAATATTACAGCTTACTTCTCAGATGAAAGACTTAAAAAAGACCTAGAACCAATTGAAAATGCTTTAAGTAAAATTGATTCATTAAGAGCAGTAACTTATTACCAAAATGAAATAGCAGATAGTTATCTTAAACCTAATACAGAAAAACAAGTTGGAGTTATAGCTCAAGACATACAAAAAATACTACCAGAAGCGGTAAAACCAGCTCCTTTTGATGTTATTACCGATAAAGATGGTAATAAAACAAGCTTATCAGGTGAAAATTATTTAACAGTACAATACGAAAAAATAGTGCCATTATTAATAGCTGCTATTCAAGAGTTAACTGATAAAGTAAATGATTTAGAAGAACAACTTAAAACTAAATAAATATGACATTACCAGCCTCAGGTGCTCTTTCTTTTAGTGCAATAAATACTGAACTTGGTAGAGCAAGTACTGCTACATTAGAATTAAAAACAGCATCCGATAGCGCTTATGTTGTTATTAATAGAAACTCAACCGCAGGATACAATATTTGGTATAATTCAGTAGTAAATGGAAACAATTATTCTATAGATAAATTTTATGGTTATAACCATTCAGCTAATATATTATTTGATTACAGTTTTAGTAATAATTGTGCTGTGACTGTATCTAATATTGTAATTAGTTTTGGTTCTGGTAATACTATAGTGAATAGACCAACTCTTACTTCTGGACAAGAGTTAAATGGAGCAAATATAAATACTAACAGAAGTGGAAATGGATGGTATGTATATTATTCAAATAATATTGCCGCTGGATATCTAGTAGATATCTATTTATATGATGCTGATACTGGAGATGAATTATACTCGATATACGGGGATACAGCAAATACTCACACGGGTCAATCTATAGGCCCTACTAGTAATTACTATAGACATTTAGGATTAAATTTAACATTTAATGATCCTTAAGATATCTCTATAATAGCAACTATCTTACTTTAATTATTTTTTACTAAATTTATATATTTATATTAAAATACCAATTATGGCAATAGAAATCAACAACTTCAATCCTGTATGGAAATATGAAAATAATTCTTCAACAGAATATTCAGATGGTGTTTATATGTTTATAAACTGTGAAACTGTAAATAAAACTTCAATAAATATTAAAGCAGCTATTTATAATCAAAATCCGTCTATAATAGGAACAAAATTAAGAGGATATATAGTATATGATTTGGTTCCAATTAATGTTGAAGGAAACTTATTAGGGCTATCTCATGATTATATTATAACTCAATTAACAACTCTTAATCCTGGAGTAACATTTACTAAAGTAGGTTTAATTTAAATCTGGATATTTAAAACTAAGTTATTATATTTTTTAGTAAATACAATTAAGCGGCGCGGTTCAGTCAATTTCACAGAAAATCAATTGAAAACTTATATGTTTTTAAATTGTTCTTGATTTCTTCAAAAGAAATTCATATATTAATTAAAAGTAAAATAAAGTTATGTTAGTAAAGCAAGTAATACAAGCCGGGGGATCGATTACTCCTTTAATAATTCCTAGTGAATTAACCGACGGCACTGGATTGACCAATCCTTCTATATACAATGACAATGGAAATCTTATTTTAAATCTGCGTCATGTGCAATATACACTATACCATGCAGAAAACCAACAACAATTTCCGTGTCTATGGGGGCCGTTAGCATACTTAAACCCTGAAGATGACATTACGCTACGCACTGTTAATTATCTTTGTCATCTCAATGAAAATTTCGAAGTATCAAACTGCAATCGTGTAGATACCTCTAAATTAGATATAACTCCTGTATGGGAATTTATTGGATTAGAAGACGCTAGAATAGTTAGATGGAATGATAAATTGTATTTATCCGGAGTTCGTAGAGATACCAAACCAAATGGAGAAGGTAGAATGGAACTATCTGAAATAGTAAACGATAAAGAAGTATCCAGATTTAGAATTCCAGCTCCAGGAAAAAACGATTCATATTGTGAAAAGAATTGGATGCCTATAATAGATATGCCATTTCATTATGTAAAATGGAGCAACCCTGTAGAGATAGTTAAAGTTGATATTGAAGCTAATACGTGTGAGACTGTATTCAATTCCGGAGCGTACATTCCAGTTAATCGAGATATCAGAGGCGGTTCTCAAGTAATTACTTTAGGAGATTATCGAATAGCATTAACTCATGAAGTTGATTTGTACTTCAATGAAATAGGTCAAAAAGACGCACAGTATTATCATAGATTTATAGTATGGGACAAATCATGGAATATAGTTCATACCTCTGAAGAGTTTAAGTTTTTAGATGCTATGATTGAATTCTCTTGTGGTATGTGTGAATACAATAATGAAATTTTAATTACATTTGGATATCAAGATACCACTGCATTTTTATTAAGAATACCAATGAACTTCTTTAATAATTTACTAAGACTTCAGAATACACCTAAACAAAAATTTAACAATGTATGTCCAATAACGTATGTAAGTTTTATTACAGAAGCTAAACGAAGATCTCAATTAGAATCTGAATTTGACGAATATAATATTTTAGATGTAAGTACATTTATATCAACTAAAGAAACAGATCAAGAACATAAAATAACAGGTCAGTTTGTCGATCTAATAGAACCACCGGCTCTAGGATGCACTGTATCACATTTGAAAGCTATCAAAAATTGGTATGAAGACTCAGACTCTGAATATGCTTTATTTTTAGAAGATGATGTTACTTTACAAACTGCACAATATTGGAATTTTACATGGGAAGAATTTATCAATGAATTACCTTCCGATTGGGATTGTGTGCAATTAACATGTATTAAAGAAAATTTATCTGAAGTTAAATTGCGAGAGCGTGAATGGGATGATTGGTCTGTAACTGGATATATCGTAACCCGTAAATATGCTAAACAATTAATTGACACTTATTTCAAAGAAGATAACACAATTCATTTATATACAAATGAAGGAACTACTTATCCATGTATTGAAAATGTCATTTACACTTTAGGTAAAGTATATTGCATTCCATTACTAGCAGAAAACATCAATTTCAATTCTACCTTTTATGGAAAAACTATAAATGAACCTCATAAACCATATCACTTGAATTCAGCAAACTTCGTAATGGATTGGTGGAAACAAAATGGTAAACAAACTAATATTAAAGAGTTATGCAAAATTTATTAAACAATATCATACAGGATCCTAAAAGCGAAATATACAATTTCAATTTAGGTTGGTATTATGAACAACAAGGCCATACTGCGTCAGCATTATCATTTTATTTAAAAGCAGCTGAATATGGAGTAAACCGAGATATAGTATACGAGTCTTTAATTCGAATGTCTAAGTGTCTATCTAAACAAGGAAGAAGACCAGCAACTGAAAAATCGCTAATACATAATGCTATCTCATATGAACCAACTCGACCAGAAGCTTATCTTATATACAGTCAATATGCTGAGTATCATAAAGATTGGCACGGGGCTTATACAATGTCTAATATTGGATTGCAATTTATTAACAATGCTAAACCTACTATTACTGACATTGGATATTTAGGAGAGTATGTATTGATATTTCAAAAAGCACTTTCTGGATTTCAAAAAGGATTAAGTAGAGAATCTAGATTGTTATTTTATAAATTAATTGATGATTATTCAAATGTTATGAATGAGTTTTATACAGCAGTAACATCTAATAATATTATTAATATTGGAGCAATGCTAACCTTCAATAACAAATATACAGAGTCTAAATATTTCGATTTACGTTTTAAGTTTACAGAGGCTGATAAAATTAAAACTAACTATGCACAAACTTATCAAGATATGTTTACATTGTCAATGCACAATGGAAAGCGAAATGGGACTTATTTAGAAATAGGATCAAATGATCCATTTTTCAATAGCAATACAGCTTTATTAGAAACACAATTTGATTGGACCGGAGTATCAATTGATATTAAACAACCAGAAGTTGATAAATTCAATGCTCAAAGAAAAAACCAAGCAATAGCAGTAGATGCTACTCAAATTAATTATACAGATTTAATTGCTAAACATTTTACTTCAATTGACGACAAATATGAAATTGATTATTTACAAATAGATTGTGAGCCTGCAGAAACTACATATAAAATTTTAACAATGATTCCATTTGAAACTTGCAAATTCGGAGTTATAACATACGAGCATGATCATAGATGTGATGTTAGCAGAACATGTAGAGAAAAATCTAGAAAGTTTTTAACTGCTAAAGGATACAAGCTAATAGTAAATGATATTGCGCCTGACGATGCACATTCATATGAAGATTGGTGGGTTCATCCAGATTTAATTGATACATCTATTATTTCAAAAATGGAATGTGTAAATGATCAAATTAAAAATGCAGAAAAATACATGTTAAATAAATTATAGTCATTAATAAACGCTATTTTAATCAAAAGGTACAGTCGACAAACTTTTATCCTATAAGAGTACTTGACTTTAAAGATCGGCTGCACAATCAAGTAATACAAGGATGTACGTATAGTTTAAATTGTAAATACAATGCAATCTAATAACAATAAACTAAAAACAAATATTCATTTGTTAATCAATTAGTTTCAAAAGAACAGCCCATAATTATTAATGTACATTTTAAGTAATGTAAAATTTAATAAATTAATATAATAATATAAATAAATTAGTTATGTCAGAAATCAAATTAACAGAACAAGAACTAAAACAAGTTCAAGAGCTTCGTACAAAATACGCAACAATCACTGCTCAATTAGGTCAGCTTAAAGTAGAGCAAATCATCGTTAACGAGCAAACCAATCGCTTAAGCGAGTTAGAATTGGAATTTACTAAAGAATATTTGTCTATTCAAACTGAAGAAGAAAAGCTAGCTGCAGACATTACTACTAAGTATGGTGAAGGCGAAATTGATGTAGAAACAGGAGTAATTACTATACTCTAATCTTCTGTTTGACCAAAACAAACCATATTTATTAGTAGATAAATAATCTTTTAACAACCAAATCTTAAACATAAAAACACAATGGCAGAAAAAATCGTTAGCCCCGGTGTCTTTACCGAAGAAAAAGATTTGTCGTTCTTACCTCAAGGAATTGCCGGTATTGGAGCAGCATTTGTAGGACCAACCACAAAAGGTCCAGCAATGATTCCAACATCAGTAACTTCATATAGCGAGTTCGTTCAAATTTTCGGTGATACCAATCCAAATTTATACTTACCTTACGCAGCTAAGGAGTATTTAGCAAATTCAGGACAATTAACAGTTGTTCGTACTTTACATGATGATGGATATGAATTATCAAGTCCTTTAGCGTTAGTAGCTACTGGTTCATTTGGTTCTAGACATATTGCATTAATTCACCCTTCGCAAGTAGTTTCAGAGACTACTGCATTTTATAATGGTACTACTCCATTGTTTCAAGCATCAGCATTAACTTCAAATATCTCAGGATCGTTCGTAATTAACGTATCTGGTTCATATACAGTTGATACCGCTGCATTCCCTAACGCTGTAGGAAATGGATCTGCTATTTATAGCGCTTCATTAAATAGCTCAAATGCTAACTTTTTAACTAAAGTATTTAGCAAGACTGCTAACACAACTTCAACTCCAGGTTATTTGTATACAATGTTTACTAAAGCTGCATCAGCTTCATTAGCTGCTGACCCTGCTTGTACTATTTCTATTCAAACTGGATCATTTGATTTCACTGATGGTTATATGGAAGCTCAAACTCCATGGATCATTTCTCAGACAGTAGCAGCTGCTAATCAGAATTTATTCAAATTGCATACTATCGCTGATGGTATTCATTCAAATTACGAAACTAAAGTTGCTATTTCAAATATCAAACCTGCTGGAACAGTAGCTGGATCTGAATATGGTTCATTTACCGTAACAATTCGCGCCGTAGATCAAACTAAATTAAACGCAATTGGTTCTCCATATACAACTCAAGACTCAGATGTTCGTCCTAGTATATTAGAATCGTTTGATAACGTTAATTTAGATCCTAATTCTGCAAGATACATTGCAAGAGTAATTGGTGACCAATATATGACATTTACTTCAGGTAAAGTTGTTGTATCTGGAGATTATCCAAGTAAATCTAAATATGTATATGTTGAAGTAGATGATAACGTAGCTAAAGGAGTTTATTCTCCAGAGTTAGTTCCTTTCGGATTTGCCGCTTTATTTAATCCATTACCTTCAGCTTTTGGAAATATACCTTCTGCTAGTTTTGCAACTGCTCAAACTATCAATGGTATTTACAACAAACGTAAGCATTTTGGATTTGAATATGATTTCGTAAACACAGATAACATCAATTACTTAAAACCACTTCCTGCAGCAAATGCAACGATTGGTTCAAATGCTAAATTCTTATTATCTAATTGTTTAGAAGATTCAACTTTAGGCAGTAATGCTATTGACTTAACGACAGCTACTTCAATTGACTCTCGTAAGTTTATCGTTCCTTTCCAAGGTGGATCAGACGGTATTCAATCTAACCGTAGAATTTTAGTAGGAGCTGATATCGTAGCTGCAAATACTCAAGGATATGATTTATCAAGTGCAACAGCTGCTGATTATTCAGTATACAAAAATGCAATTGATGCAGTATCTAATCCTGATGAGTTAGACATTAATATGATAGCTCTTCCAGGTGTTATTCAAGATGCTCACTCTGCAGTAATTGATTACGCTGCTAATATGTGTATTGACAGAGGTGATACTTTCTTAGTATTTGATTGTGTTGGCTTAACTGGAAATATTGCTGCTGCTACTTCAGCAGTTGAAGCTTTAGATAATAACTATGCTGCTACTTACTACCCTTGGGTGAAGATTGTAGACGCTAATATTAACAAACCAGTATGGGTACCACCAAGTGTGGTAATTCCAGGCGTGTTAGCTTTCAATGATAGAGTAGCTGCTGAATGGTATGCACCTGCAGGTTTAAATCGCGGTGGTTTATCAACAGTATTAGACGCTTATACTCGTTTAACTCACGCTGAAAGAGATGAGTTGTATGAAGGTCGCGTTAATCCTATTGCTACTTTCCCTGGTCAAGGTGTTTGTGTATGGGGTCAAAAGACTCTTCAAGCTAAACCTTCAGCATTAGATCGTATCAATGTTCGTCGTTTATTAATTGCTGTTAAGAAATACATTGCATCAGCTACTAAGTATTTAGTATTTGAAAACAATACAGCAGCAACTCGTAACCGTTTCTTAAATATCTGTAATCCTTATTTGGAATCAGTGCAACAACGCCAAGGTTTATATAGCTTTAAAGTTGTAATGGATGAAACAAATAACACTCCAGATATTATCGATCGTAACATTATGTATGGTCAAATATTCTTGCAACCAGCTAAGACTGCTGAATTCATTATTATTGATTTCAACATCTTACCTACCGGTGCAGCATTTGCTCAATAATTAAAATTACAATAAAGATAAAGCCTCTAGAAATAGGGGCTTTTCTTTTGTTTTTAAGTATCATCATATTTATTAATATAAAAAAAACTGATGCCTAATATATAAATGGTATAGTTTTTACAAAAGAAAGATATTTATATTAAAGAAATACTAAACAAAAAAAACAATGGCTGAATTATTAGACCCAACCGAAATAATGTTTACCGCTTTTGAACCAAAAGTGGCTAACCGTTTTATCATGTACATTGAAGGTATCCCTGCTTATTTAATTAAAGCGACTAATCGTCCAGGTATTACTTTCGGTGATGTGGTATTAGATCATATCAACGTAGAAAGAAAATTAAAAGGAAAAGGACGTTGGAATGATGTATCAATTACTTTATACGATCCAGTAGTTCCTTCAGCTTCTCAAGCAGTAATGGAATGGGTTCGTTTATCTCATGAGTCTGTAACAGGTCGTGATGGTTATTCTGACTTTTACAAGAAAGACATTACTTTCAATGCTTTAGGGCCAGTAGGTGATAAAGTTGAAGAATGGACTTTAAAAGGTGCTTATATCGGAGACGCTAACTTTGGTGACTTTGATTGGGCTACTGAAGATGCTGTAAATATTCAATTAACATTGAAATACGATTACGCAATTTTGCAATTCTAATAATTTTAGTATCATCAATATATGTAAAGAGGCCATAGAAATATGGTCTTTTTTACTGTTTAGATATTTATATTAAATACAAATACAATGAAAACATCAGAATTTAGAAACTTAATCCGCGAAGAAGTTAAAAAAACTTTAAACGAAGGTGGAACTGGTATAGCTGAAAATATGTGGGTAAAAGAGTTAGTAGGTAAGAAAATTACAAAAGCATTTGTTAAAACAAGTGGTCCAGATTTAATCATATGGTGTGAAGATGGGTCACAGTACACATTGAAAACTGTAGCAGGCTTGGTTAAGTGGGATAAATAACTACCTATAATAAAATTAAACGAAGGTACATTTGAAGGTAATTCAATCGCTGTTTATAATGCCTAAAACGGCAGAAGTCATGATATAATAAAATAAAATACAATGAATCCAAAAGAATTTAAAAGGTTGTTGAAAGAGTTTGCTCCTACTCAACAAATTACTGAAGCAGATATTCAGCCTACAGGACCTGATGGCGAAAAAATTACAGACCCAGTTATTATCAAAAATTTAAATCTAGCTATTAAGGCAGTTAATTCTGCTATTCGTCCTAAATTAATACAAATGATTGAAGATCCAGACGCAGCAAAGGCTTTGAAATCTACCGCTCAAAGAGCAGCGGTTATAGCTGCTATGGCAATTGCATTTGGAATTTCAGAAAAAGAATTTTCTCAAATCATTGTTAAGATCAAGACATTACTTAAGAAGTCAGATGACACTGTAAGTGAAGAATAATACAATTACATATTTATATTAAATAAA